TGCTAGCACTAACGTAGTAACTGTTGCTCCTACGGCCTCTGAGGTTGTCAGCATTGGCTACTCTATGGAAGGTCAGTATGTGATTAGTAACACCAGCTCTGAATCTGTTGCTGTTGGTCTGCCTCTGATTAACGCAGTTGATAGTAATTGGTATTTCTTGTCAACTGAAAGCCATACAGATGCTGATATCAAAGCTGCTGCTGCATATGCTGCCAGTGCAGACCCTAAACGTATGCATATCTATAGCATTTCAGATGTTGATACTAAGAATCCTGCATTGACCACTGATATTCTTTCTGAACTAAAAGCTCTAGCTTATGATACCTCCATTGGCTTCTATCATCCAGATGCAGATGAAGATTGGAGTGAAGGCGGTATTGTTGGTGCATGTGCCTCTATTGACCCCAGCTTTGGTGATTCTTTGCACCTTAAAACTATGCCATCCATTAAAGTTTACAATACCTCTGTCACTGACCGTGAAGCAGTATGGACTAAGAATGGTAACATTTATCGTACTGTTAAAGGTCAAAACGTTATTTGGGAAGGTAAAGTAGCATCAGGTCAATATTTTGATACTATTCGGTTTAGTCATTGGTTCGCTGCAAAGCTTAGTGAGAGTACATTCGGTTATCTCTATCGCCGTAGCAACTTGGGACAAAGCATGAAGATGTCTGACCAAGATCTTCCTGTATTGCGCAGTATTTGGCTGAATGACCCAATTAATCCCGCAATTCGTAATGGTGGTATTCTAGATGGTTTCAGCTCAGATGGCACTGTAGATTACAGTCCAATTATTGTGATCCCACCACGTAACCAAATCCCAACTAACGACCTTGCAGCCCGTTTCCTTGATAATTGCCGCATTGAAGTTGTTTATAACAACAGCCTGCATTTCATCAAGATCCGTGCATTTGTTGAACTTGACCGTATTACTGCTTAATTGCTGAACAGGAGAAAATAAATAATGTCTACACAACTACTTTCCTTGCAAGCATATGACCCTAAGAACGTCAAGCTTTACTTGGGTGGTGTCCGTGCATATGGCTTTGCACCAGATACTAAGATTACTGTAAGCCGTAATAGTGATAATATCATGACTATGACTGGCACTGATGGGGAGGCTTCTGCCGCCCTTTCTCGTGACCGCTCTGGTGTACTTACACTAAGCCTTCAGAATGCCTCTGGATTTAATGATTATTTGAGTGCTTGGCAAAAACAAGCAGATGCTACAGGTCTTGTATGGTTCCCTATTTTGCTTGAAGGTTCTCAAGGGCCAACTATTGCTTCTTTTGCGAATATCCAACGCCAACCCGATCTCACTTATGGGTCCGAAGTAGGTCAACTCGACTGGGAGCTTTTCGTCTTGGATTGCTGGTATGCTCCTTCTACTGCAACTGGTGTTCTTGGTGGTGCAGCAGGCTTCTTGGGTATCGTATAAGTACAATAATATAAATTAAAATAATAAAGTTTGCTATGTAGTTGGGTGTCAGAAATGGCACCCTCTTTTTAAGCAACAACAGTAACATTATCATAGATACAGTCAAATTTAACTACAAAGCTAAAGGATTTATAATGGCAAAACAATTAATGACTCACGAAGTCACACTCTCTAATAAGCAAGATTACTTTATCACAGATTGGAGTACACGCAAGACATATCAGAATCTGTTTAAACTAGGTAAGTTGTTTGCACCTATGTCCTCTGCCCTTACAGAAGCATTGCAAGGGGGTGAACGGTTGAGTGAAGTAGTTCCGGGTGTATTGTTGTTTGTGTGTGAAGAACTTGATGACAAAGGTTTCGAGAAACTGTTTGCATTGATTACAGAAGATGTAACTGGTGCTGGCGGTGTTGGCAAGCTAGATATGGATGACCTAGAGCCACACGAAGTTCTTGAAATTCTGACAAAATGTTTGGAATATTATTACAAGGATTTTTTCGGCAAGGCCCTGAATCAAGTCAAAGAACTGGTTCAGGAAGCGCTGAAGGTGGCAAGTCTGGACAATCAACTAAACAAGACAAAAAGTTAAGCAAAGAGGAAATAAGCTTAGTACTTAGAAAATCAAAACAGATCAAAATTAACCCTATAGTTAAAAAGGCCATCCAGTATGTAGGGGAGAATTCCAATCTCGATTGGTTTGATATGTTAAGATTTAATGTCTTGAGTTCTACAAACGAAACAGTATCCTCTCTGGATGAAATCTCAATGGATGATCTGTTTAGGTTGAACGATTATGTCCAAATGAAAACATTTGTAGAAAATGTTGCTCAAGCTATCCAAGATGACGAAGTAGAAAGAATGAACAACAAACCAAGACGTTCATAATTTGTAAGAAAGCTCTTAGGCTGCCCCTGAAAAAGGTGGCGGCTTATTTTGTTTCACAACAATATAAATGTGAGGAAAAGTGACAGAAATAAATGTGAGCAAAATCACAAATATTGTAACCTTCAAAGTTGACAACGCCTCGTATAAACGTGCATTGATGGCTATACGAAAAGTTGGCGCAGAGTGGGCAAAGGTACAGGGGAAGATCAGTTCGTCTATGTCTGCTGGACGGAGGATTGCAGGAACATCTGGTAGAGGAGGCGGTGGAAGTCGGAGTCAATTTGTTGGCCCTATGCCATTTTCCCCCGGAACCAATACTAAAATGCAGCAACGGGAAGCAAAGAAGGCAGTTCAAGAACAAGCACGAATTGCAAGACAAACAGAAACAGCCACAAAAAAGCATAATGATACTCTTAGAAAATTAAGAGAGATTGATGCTCGCAGGCAAGAGTCAGAAGCAAAACGGCAAGAGCAGTTTAAGAATAAGATTGCAGGGCAATTCATGGGACCCATGCCTTCTCGTGATATGTTGATAGCTCGCAGAGAAGCAATACGAAATCAACGAAATGAAGCTAATAGGTCTGCAAGAGCCCAAGAGACCATTAGTGCGGGAAATATCAGACGCACAAGTATGTTTGGTGGGGCCGGAAATGCAGCAATGGGTTCACAAATAGCATCGTTGAATGCTCAATTAAAATCTGGTGCAATTAGTTTACAAGTCTATAGACAAAGTGTAGCAGCACTAGAGCGCGATTTCAAACGAGCTAGTGCAGGCGGTAGAGATTTCCTTGGAACATTACGAGAAGTCCGTTCAGCGTTTATTGCTTTGACAGCAGCAAACCTTGCATTTACAGGTGGTGCAGCAGTTATGCGAACTGGACAGATGTTTGAAGGTATTAATGCTGCAATGTCCATGACATCTGATAGCACATCTGAAACAGCTTCTAAGATTCAATTTATTAGAGACGAAGCTTATAGACTGGGCCTTGATTTGAAGACAGCCGCCCAAGGTTTTACTCAGATGAGTGTAGCGGGTAAAGAGGTTATGAACGGCGGACAGATGCAAGAACTGTTCACAGGCTTCTCCGAATATGCAACCGCCCTCGGCGTTGACCAATTCAGGTATGAAAAAGGTATTTTAGCTATTGGTCAAATGTTAAATAAACAACAAATCATGGCTTAATTCTTGGGTCATGTAAAACCCGTCTAAACGGGGGACATCCTAATGGGACAATCCCGTGCTAAATGAAACAATTGTTTCTAAATGCCTAACGACTAATCGTGATGAGTGTAGCGATGTAGGGTCAAGCGACTCGAAACGGCGGGCCATAATATTTATGGAAGATATAGTCTAAACATCTGTAGTAATACAGAGCGGAGATTAATACAATCTCGGGCTAAGTGTAGCGAACTTAGTTGAATATACTTGGAGGAATTGAAGGGCCAGTAGAAAAATCTGCTTGCTGGCGTTAAACCAATCTAATTGCGGGAAGTTCTTGTCAGGTGTTGACTACTCTCTCCAGATAGTGATATACTGGATAAACTGAAGGTAATGCTTCAGCGATAGTAAAAACGTTAACAATAGAGAAAATCCGCAGCGAATATACTTAGAAATATTCTCTCGAAAATCAGTAAGGAGATAAAATGAAACAAACACCTTTTGCAAAAGATTATTATTTAGATGAAGAGGGTAATATTTATTCTTGTAAACGAGGATGGAAGAAAAGGAAATTAAATCCCGGAGTAGATCCTCGCGCAGGTGGCTACAGAAGGATGCAAATAGTTCTTGATAGCGGCGAGAAAGTTTCTATGTTTATCCATAGATTAATGGCTCTAACCTACCTACCCAATCCAGAAAATAAAGAAGAAGTGAACCATATTGATGGTAACAAGTTAAACAATAAGCTATCAAACCTTGAATGGGTTACTAAGAAAGAAAATATGCTTCACGCTCATAAATTAAAACTTAGAGATAATACAGGAGAAGGAAACCCTCGTAAAATTTTATCAGAAGAAGAGGTTTTAGAAATATACGAAGCCCTATATGACGGTGCAAGAAATTGTGACATGGCTGACAAATATAATGTCGATAGAGGTACAATAGCTAGTATAAAATCTAAACAAAACTGGTCTCATATTTTAGAAAATTTACCTGACATAAATATAAAAACAAAAAGTAAAACTTTATCTGAAAATACAGTAAGATGGGTTTGCTCTGAATTGCAAAAAGGTACAAAAATGACAGAAATTCTAAAGCAGTCTACAAATCAATTACTAACAATTGATAAAATTTATGATATAAAACGTAGACGTAGTTTTTTATGGGTTTCTAAAGATTACGATTTCTAAGTATTGTGCTCAACGACTACCTGTGATGAATGTAGCAGGGTAGCACCAAGCGGTGCGAAATGGTTGGCTGTTTATAAATAAACAGAAGATATAGTCTGAACTTCTATGGAGACATAGAGCAGCAGCTAATGTTGATAAACATAAGTGATGCGGGAGAGGTCTAGCGAATCTCTCTGAACACAATTGTAGCAGAACAAATGCCGGGTGCAATGGATGCATTCGTTAAAGCAGCAAGGGAAGCTTTTAATGATGAAAACATAGGTACTCCTGAACTGTTTAAGTTGATGGAGGGTGGGAAACTCCTTTCAAAAGATATCCTCCCACTTGTTGGTAAGTATATGTCTGAAGCAGCCAAGAAAGGTGGGGCACTTGAAAAAATGCTCAATAGTAACGGTGTTGCAATGCGCCGCCTGCAACAAACATGGACTAGTTTCCAAAATGAAATATTCATGGGCGGTTTCGGAGAAGCATTAACAAGGACATTCAACATCTTAGCTTTCTCTCTTAAAAATAATGAGCAACTAGCCAAATCGTTGGGTGGTGTTTTTGGTGGATTAGTTGATGGATTTATTTACTTTTATGGCACTATCCATGACTACTCTATCTTGGCTTGGCACGCAATAAATACTGAGCTCCTTACTCCACTGAAAGAGGTAATCCCTATTTTAAACGAGGTTGGAGCAAAAGATGCAGCTTGGCTAGCAGGTTGGATTGTAGCAGCAGGAATATTTAAGAATATCGCAGGATTTTTAGGGTCAATTGTTGCAGCATTGATTAAAATACCTAAACTGTTGCCCGCAGCATTGCCGGGAGTAGAGGCCGCCACCGCAGGTGCAGCAGGAGGAGCTAGTGTTGGTGCAGGAACAGCGGCAGCAGGTGTCGGGGTAGGTGCAACAATGAGTAGGTTGTTAGGCTTCGGACCTCTTGCGGGTGCAGCAGGGCAGGGTTATTTTTTCCATAATTTTGTACAAGATTATTTTGTCCCTTGGCAGAAGAGTGTAGTTGATTCTATGTTTGGAGGAAATAAACTCAGGACAGACTTGAGACCATCGCTACAAGGAAGTGTGTCAGCTCCTACCATGGAAACTTACCCGTACTCCCCTATGATGCGAGGTATGCCGTATATTCCCGGCAGTGTCAATAAACCAATGGAACCTCAAGAATTGAAAATTAAAGTTATACCTAATGATACTAAATTCTCAGAGGTAATTAGATTGGAAATTGAAGCCAACAACAATAAAGTATATAATCAACTTACCGATTAATAGACAATCAAAAGGGTTGTTAATTCAACCCTTTATTTTCTATTGTTTATAATTTTAATATTTAAAGCATTGTTAAACTCTTGAATATTTTATGTTTTTGTGATAATATTATTTATAAGTTTTATGGTGTTATTGAAACTTAATAATATAGGAATTAGTAATGGCTTATACAATGTTTATAAGTGGACTAAGAGGTGGCAAACAAGCCATCGATAATAGGTCAAGATTGAGAAATGTAGATGACTCTGAAATAGTCATGATTTTTGACAGTGTTGATAACTACAATATCTCCTTGCAGAATGAAAAAACACAATACCCTATTGAATCTAGGTCTAACGTAACAGACCATGTTTTTAGTCCAGATGGCAAATTTAGTTTTGTTGGTCGTATTACTACTGCACCTTATTTAGTTAGGAAAAGAGTGGAGTGGGATATAAATACTGATGAAAAATCACCAAAAACTTCAGAGCGTATAAATAAAGCTTATGAGGTGTTAAAAGCAGCTCGTGACAGCCGCTCTGGGATATCTTTAGAATTTGAAGAAGGATCCCTTAGTAATTATGTTATCAGCTCTGTTGAAATGAACCGTGAAGGCCCCACAGACCAGATGGTATTCAATATCTCACTAAGTGAAATGAGAACTGTTACTGTAGGTAAAACTGTCCTTGCTATGAATGTAGGGGATAGTCTTAAAAACACTGCAAAAACAAACACGAATAAAGGGGCAAAACAAGGGGACGTTCCGGCTATACTAGACAGGAAAAACGTGCAAGTAACAACTGGAAGAAACGTACTTAACAAAAATGAGGCTGAATTTTTAGAGAAAAAATTAACAACTGTTGTGCCAGCAGGCCAAGTCCCTAATAAACTATAAGAGGCAACAATATGTCTACCTCACAAGTATTTAACATAGAAGACGGGGATCCAGACCAAACTCAACGTATTATCATAGATGATAAAACCTATGGAGTCAGGTTCATATATAATGAACGAGGTGAAAGTTGGACAATGTATATTGGTAATGTTGGTGCTGATCCTACAGTTTCTTTTAAATTGTCGTCATTTACCGAACACTTGACACCCTACAACTACAGTACCAATCTGCCGGCTGGTGAAATCATTGCGGCGGCCCTGCGAGATTACGATACAAGAGTTACACAATACAATGTTGGCCCTTCAAAACAAATTGAGCTATGGTATAACAGTCCCGACAGTTGAAGACTGAAGGATATAATAACCCATGGGTATTAATAGTTAACAGTAGGGGTGTGTCCTGTGAGAACATATAATTTCATTATTGGTAAGCCAGTTAGATTCACAGGAAATACAATTAACATCCAAGAATCTGTTGATAAATCTGAAAACAATGCTTACCAGATAAAAGATAGTTTACAGATAGAGTTTGAGGTTGTCAAGGACAATACCGATAAACCAAACAAAGCCTACGTTACTGCCTACAACCTACCAGACACAATTGTACAATATCTAAAAGATAACCTCGATAACTCATTAGGTGGGATATTAGAAGCAGGACAAGATGGAAATAATGTCCAAGTCTTTGCTGGTGCAGTTGAATATATGGAAGATAGTTGGGACAGACATACACGGAAAACTAAGTTTATCTTTGGGGATGCAAAACAAAATTTAGCTTATGCTAAAACTAACAGGGCTTACCGTGCTGGAACTTCTGCAAACAAAATCATCAGCGATCTAGTTTCAGATATGAAACTCCCCGTTGGGCGTATTGCCAATGTATCTGGTTCAATTCAATCTGCTCGTTCATTCTCTGGGAAATGCTCAGATAACCTTTCTAAGTTCTGTAAAGAGTTTGGGGCTAATTTCTCAGTTCAAGATGGTGCAAGCTATATTACAGTAACAGGTAAGCGCTTTGAACAATTTGTTTATGAGATAAGTGAAGAAACAGGAATGATTGGTTCGCCTTCTCCTAAACAACCCTACATGAGTAAAGTTACCAAAGCCGCACAAGATGCAACAAAAGAAGATGTCGGTCTTGAAGTCAAAACACAACTGTTAGGTGCCATTATTCCAGAGTCTACTATTTACTTAAAGTCTAGATATTACGATGGATTTTATAAAGTAATTAAAGTAACACACAGTGGAAGTTATGAAGGTGGAGATTGGACGAGTACACTGCAACTTGTAGAAACAACAGGAACATTAGTGCAATAATCATTAATTATGTAGTTGTAATTTAAGGAGGTATAGTTGAAGATAACATCTAACAGGTTTGATGATGCGCTCTCATTATACCTCGGAAGACAGATGCAGGAAATCCATACACAAATGCCTGCTAAAGTTGTAGCAGTAGATTATGGAAAAGGTACAGTCGATATTGAGGTATTGTATGAAGGTGTGTCGCCAGTTGCTCAGCTTTTAAACTATAAATACCCAACAATATATGATGTTCCAGTTCATACATATAGTGCCCAAGGTGGCACAATTAAAATAACAGTGCCAATTAAAGCAGGTGACATTGGTGTCGTAAAGTTCCCTGAGAAACCTATGGATGGTTTTAAAGGTGGAAAAGTTTCTATTGATTTAGAAAAGAATATAGATACTCATGTACTTCAAGGTATTTGTTTTATTTCAGAAATTTCTACAGAAACAACTCCAGTTTCCATTGATCCTGAAAATTTAATCATCCAACACAATACAACAAAAATCACAATTAAAAAAGATAGTGTTGAAGCTGTGACAGACCAAGATTTTAAAATCAATGGAGCAAAAGTAACATCCGATGGTGATTTTGTAACCAGTGATGGCATTAGCCTAAGAAATGTAAAACAAGCTTATAATAGTCATAATCATGGAGGAGGTGTAACACCTTCTCCCCAACTATAAGAGGTCTATGTGGCGACTGAATATGTAGATTTGCAATTAGACCAAACTACCGGAGATCTCTTGATAACAGAGTCAGGAGATTTCCAATTAGTCACTGAGAACATAAATTCATTATGGCAACGATTGTTGCTAAGGTTTTCAATTTGGCAAAATGAATGGCAGTTTAATTTAGATTTTGGTTTCCCTTATGAGAGTTACTTAGGAAATAAAATACCTAAAGAAGTTGTTGATGCCAAGATCAGAGAAACAGTACGTCTAGAGCCAGATGTATTAAGAATACAAGATTTTACTTCTAGTTTCAATACCCAAACTAGGCAATACGAAGCATATTTGACAGTAATAACACAAGAGCTTGAAGAAGTCAATGTTGCCTACTTTGGTGATGGTTATTATTATCCCTCCCCTGATGAAACTGCACAAGATTTGTGCCCTTCTTTAGGTGAAGTTGAATATGGTGCAAAACTTTATCATTTTATTAATTTTAGACTGCCTCTAGGTGGTGATGCAACGTGGATTAATACTTGGAGTTAAGGAGAGATTTTGGCAAATTATGGTCTAAATAGTTTTGGCTTTCTTAGGCCATCTCTAACAGAAATTGTAGAACAAAGAAAACAAGCATATCGAGATTTGTTTGGTTCTAATATTAATACTAATGACAACAGCGTGATAGATAAGATTGTATCAATCGAAGCAGATAGAGAAAATCAAGTCTGGATGCAAATGCAAGAAGTCTATGATAGTCAAACATATCAAGGTGCTGAAGGTAAATATCTTGATGATTTATTTTCTCGTAGAGGTATTTACCGTAATGGTTTGACTAAAGCAACGGGCAGTGTAGAAATGGTACTCAACAGTACAGTACCTTATAATACTACCTATTCTGCCGGAACTTACAAAGTAAATTCTACTTTTATTTTACAAGAAGATGTGCTGGTTGCAGGTAATATTTTTGCACATACATTATTGAATTCTCAAATAAATACAGGTAGTTATACTTTTACCATTTTAAATACAACTACCTCAGTTACTGCCACACTTAATTTGACACTAACTAACAAAACACCTAATAGTGTAGAGTTAAACTCTTTCTTCAATAGTATTAAGACATTTATTGTTGATAATACAATTAACGAAAATCTAAGTCGAATTTTTATCGATAATGTTGCTGGTTCTATGTATATAGGTTATACTTCTGCAACAGAAATGGTAGGTTTGGCTCAAAAAGTTGATTTTAAAATTTCTCCGCAAATCGGTAACAAAACAATTAGGTTTGATGTCATTGCAGAAGATGCAGGATTGAACCCAGTTAGTATCGGTCAGGTTACAACAATCGCTCCTCAACCTTCCGGTTATGTTTCTATTGGTAATATTGAAGCATTCTTTAGTGGTGCAAATATTGAATCAGACAGTGAGTACAGGGCCAGAGCAAGCGCACAAATTAGCTCCCCAGCGGCGGCAACTCGTTCTGCTATTATCAACGGACTATTGACTGGTGTAGATGGTGTTCGAAAGGTTAAGATTTTCTCTAACCCCACTGGAACTACAAGCCCTGCTGGAATCCCACCCTACAAGTTTATTCCTGTTGTTTACGGGGGAGATACACCTTCAATTTCTCAGAGGCTGTATGAACTGATTGCTTGTTCTAATGCAACATATGGGACAGTAAACTATGATATTGAAACAGAAGATGGACAAGTAGAAACAATTTATCATACTAAGGCAACAGAAAAAGATGTTGCAATTAGAGTATCATACAAGACTGTTCAGAATAGACCTTTAGCAGATTCTGAAAGAAGTAGTATTACATCAGGATTGTTAGATACAATAAATGGTTACCCTATTAACCCAACAATATACAATATCCAATTAGTTCAAAGCGTTACTTCTGCTGTTCCTTTGATTCAATTCCAAGTATTGACAGTTGATATAAAATTAGCCACAGATCCTGATAGCTCCTACTCCTCTGCTACATTTAATACTGATATTGAAGATGTTCTTATCCTAGCAGAAGCTGATGTGTATTTCAACCAAATTGTATAAGGGATCCTCGTATGGCATTAAAAGATATTGACCATATACAAATAAAAGAAAACTTCGTACAAGAAGGTCTAGATTATCTCCCTGAAGCAATTCAAAAACCTAACATCCAAAAAGTTTTACAGATAGACTTAGAAAGATGGAAAGTTATTGATGATACACTGTACCAACTAGCTGTTAGACGGTTGTTATCTGAAGCAACAGGAATATATCTTGACGACATCGGGGCACGTTTCCAGATATATCGTAACGGTTTAGATGACGATGACTATAGAGCGACATTGTTCCTAAAGACAGGTGAAGCACAAAAGCATGGAGCTCGTTCTGATATTATCAACGTATTGTATCAACTCCTTGGAAGTGAGTCTGTATTTACATGGAAAGGAGATAAGTATCGTTTTGATATTGCAATAAGCTCTCCTTGTTTTAATCTTGCAACTACGGCAGAGGATGTTGCTGCATTAATGCCTTTAATTACAGATCTACGAATTGTAGATGGTATAGGAGTCCCCTTTGTATTTGATGGAGATGACGATGGGGAAGGTTTTGGAATATCTAATGATACAAGCCTTCAACCAGAAGGTGGAAGATTAATGTTTACCTCGTATAAATCATCTTATGATATATAATAAGGAGAAATTTTGGCACAACCAACAAACCCCCTGATCGTGTGGGCAAGTGATGATGTCATTTTGCCAAATGCGCAAAGACCAAACAGAGCTTTACCTCCAGAATCTTTAATTCAAACAGGTTGGGATTTATCTCAAAAACCTGCTGCTGATGAGTGGAACTATCTCCTTAATAATAACGGGCAGTATATTAAGTGGTTGATAGAAGAAAAAATAAATGAGTTTCTAAAGAAATCTGAGAACCTTAATGATCTTGCAAACAAGGCTACAGCTAGAACCAATCTTAGTGTTTATAGCAAAGCGGAAGTAAATAGTAAAACAATTTCTGCCGGAAATGGACTGACAGGGGGTGGAGATCTAAGTGCTAATAGGACAATCTCTATGGGCACTCCAAGTACAGTTGGCCCAGCCACTTCCAACACTGCTTCTGGAACTACACATACTCATGCCTTGGACGCAACAGGTAATGTTGCCGTTCTTACTGGATATTTGAATAACGGGGGTACAATACCGTTGCCATCTGGTTATACAGAGGCCCAATGTAAGTACACTGCATTTCCTGCAACTATAGGAGCTACTACAGCAGATGGAGACTTCTCTGTTACTCTTTCAGGTAGAGTTGTATCCATTACTGTAGATGGTGTTACCTCTGCTACGTCTAGTGCTGGGTACATTATCATAGGAGTTAAATAATGTTCTATATTTTTAATGCTGATGGTAATCTAGTAGGGACATCTGACTATGAACCAAACCTTGAAGATTTGCAAACAAGAAATGAATATTTTACAGAAAGTAATCAGGATTTAGTTTTCAATAGAATTATTGGTGGTAAATATGGTGGAATTTATGAGATTGTAGAAACACCGGAAGAGATAACTCAACGACAGACTACTAAAATTGTATCTCAGCGAAATAAACTTTTAACTAAATCTGACTGGGTAGTAACTCGCCATCTAGAAGAGAAGATGACAGGAAAAGACCACACCCTCTCAGAAGAACAATTTGTTGAGTTTCTGAACTACCGCCAAGAACTTCGTGATATAACTGAATTGGAAAATTTTCCGTTTATTTCTTTACCTGAAACACCTAAATTTCTGGAGTAATCAATGCCAGCAGAGATAATCTTTACAGTAGGAAAAGCCTTATGGTTCCTATTGACTGCCGGGGTAAGCTGGCTTTTAACACAGTTGTGGGGAGATTACAAAGAGTTTAAAAAGGATGCAACAGCTAAATATAATGAACTCAATCAGAAGTTTGTTAAACTTGAAGCGATGGCTGTTACTCAGGATAAATTAGATGAAACTCTTGACAGAAAAATGGGACCAATCAAAGACCAGATAACGAGATTAGATAGCAAATTAGATACTAAACTAGATAATATTATGAATGAAATTAAAGAGATAATCAAAGATCAGAACAGAAGATAACATAAGATAAGGAGGTATTTCATGGTAAGCTTCCTTATTTACTTATTCTGTTTCTTAGTATTATTTTTTATATCAAAACAAGAATATAAGGCATTGTGTTTTATTTTAGTATCTCTCACATCTGTTCAAGTGGTATTATCTTATTACACAAACACAGAAAGGATACATGATATTTTATTTTATTTAGTATCCTTATCTTTTATTGATTTAGTGATGGTACTTTGTTGCATAACTAACCTCATAAAATTAAAACAGTATGATTTGCGCATATCAAGTGTTGCATTAGTTTCTGTATTTGGCACATTGCTTTGTATATTTGATTATTATGATTTTTATTATTTTCAGTATGCGCCTCTGTTTATAATGGAGTATTTATATTTCTCTATCAAACCACAACAAAAATTCAATCCTATATTTTATATTTGTTCTTTACTATTAATAGTTCCCCATATGATTTCATAAATGATCAATTATATAACATAATAACTACAATAGCAAATATAATGTAGTAATAATACTTATATACCGCACCAATCTAAGGTAACAAATAATGAAAATATCAGATTTATTTACTGACCCCACAGATAACAGATTATCCCATACAAAAATATGGAATCATATTGGATTATTGTGTATGACTATTATGTTTTGTTGGTATTCTTACCATTTTAAAATTGATGAATGGTTGTTGTTTGCCTACGGGTTTTTAGTAACACATCAAAATATGTTGGGGAAGTTTTTAAGTTTTAGATTTGGTACAAATATACCGCAAAACAACTTACCTGTTGGTCAGAAAGAAAAAGAGGAGCAGTAACTATAATGGCAATGACGTATAATCAAGCTGTTGAGCAGACAATTACCGCTGGTGAACAAATCCACCAGATTGTCAATGGTACAGCAACAACCGAAGTTACTGTAGAAGATGGTAGCAAGATTCCAAGCATTCGTAAAGCGCTTCTTGATAATTTTTATTTTAAAGACCCAATTGCTTGGCAAGTAGGCCAGACCGAAAATGTCTTTAATCAACTCCGTCAGTTTACAGATGGAAGTTGGTGGTATACACCTAGCGCAACAGCAAGCAACCCGATCTCTATGGGAAGCACTCCGGTCGGAGACCCTTTGTGGCAGATTTATGATTTTGATGCCATTGGGAAGTTAGTACCAAGGATTGATGAAGCCCTGCGAAGAAGTTATGCTGAGGCCGGATACAACGTTGTGGGGACGTTCCGTGCGGGGTTCACACTCGTCAATGCGAATGATGTTGGGATCGACGAGGTTACAGGGCGTGGGTTCACAGGGCCGGCTGGGGTTATTGCCGCTGGGACTAATCCGACGAGCGGGGGATTTGTTGATGTGAGTAATCAGTTAGGGGTGGTGAAATCGGCGGCTGTAGCATACAACTTGGATGTGTCTAAGGGAGGGTTGTATGTGCCGGGGATTATTCCAGCAGCGAGCGATAGCTGGTATGTATACAGAAACAAAATAGTCACAGGCTCAACCAACGCATTACCAGCAGTTCCAGCGTTCCCTTTTTACTTCGTTAGAGAAAACCGTACAATTTTACTTGATGATTACATAACGACGTTTGGTGCTGAATCAAAGGATGATGTTATAGATTGGCAGTACGCTATCAATGCCGCCGCCGCAAACAGAGATGCGGGATTTGGTGGTATGATTAAGATGCGTGGCGGCAGAGATTACACAGTTGAATCCGATGAGTTTAATCTGCCTTTGGGTGTCGGATTCATTGGGCCTGATGGTTGCGTTTACGGTGGTGGTATAAAATCCGCAGCTGTTTTTTACATCAAACATACTCCGTCAACATATATCTTCTCAACGTCTGGTGGAAACACATTCAAAAATGTCGGTGTGTGGTATAGCCAGCAAAACTGGGGCGCACCCCTAACCTCAGCGTTGGATATGGGGTCATTTATCCGTCTAGGCAATCAGTTTGGAAACGGTGCGTATGGGAGCCTTGAGAACTTTTCAGCCTCCGGGAATAGCCGGATAATTGAGAGAAACCAAGGCGGCAACCATGCTTTTGAATATTGGACGATCGAAAGAGTGGCAGTGTCCGCAACGCCTCATGGTCCAGTCTTTGACGTGCCACTGGCAACTGACCTGTATACGTTCCGAACGCTGCATGTGAACAGTAACATAAACTCATCCTATGCACTTCGTTACGGAGCAGATAAAAAATACACCACCGCAGCCCTTTCAAAGAGTAACATTAACGCAATCGTATTCAAACTTGGCAGGTCTGACGGCGGGACGCTTGATGATGTGCTGACATATGGAATGCCATATGCCGTAGTTGCTGGGTCTTCTAATCTTGACGCTGTGGTTACAGATGCGGCCAGTGCGACGTTTTTGAATTGTACGTTTGACGTGTGCTCCCGTCCGGTCACAATCAACTGCCCAACTGGGGCTTTCGGGATGAAGTTTGCAGATTGTAGCATTGTGGCATCCCCTGCCGGAGGGGACTCCGACCAAGTTGTTGTGACGTTGGGAGCGTCGGCAAAAGAGCATTTCATCCCGTTTAACAGTTTGAAAATGCAGTTTGCCGCAGGTGTAACGTCTAAATTCGCAGAGTCTAACTCTAGCTCATCAGGCAACCGTATGTTTGTGTCGGGCAGCCAGTTGTCCGCATGTGCTGTGATTGGGCTATCGCTCGGCTCGAATAAGCTGTTTGTGGATAACTGCCTAAACAACCTGACTGAGGTTAGTGTGAATGAGGTGAAAACTCCAGCAAGCAAATCGGTAGCCTTGCTTGGCGGGAAAAACATTATGTTTTTCCAGACAGTTGTGATTGACGTTGCTTCTGGTGCTAACTTCGGTAGCAAGGTGATAGCATGGGACAAGACCGGAATGACCGGAACCCCAACCGTTGCTATCATAGGAGCTGGGTGCGGAGCAGGTTTTACTAACTACACAGCTGCATCAGCTACGACGTTCAGCGTCACAGAAACAGGATGCGTAGTCAGGGGTATAGCAGCATCAAATGCGACATCAGCATCTACCATCACTGTGACACTGCTCGTTGTTGCATACGACACTACCGGTTTGCAGTAAACAAAAAGAGCTGTTTTGTTTGCGTGGTACAAGCCTCTCAATCGAGGGGCTTTCCTTTATGCATCCGTTCAACAATTGCCTTTACAGCGATTACACCGTATACAACGCAACAGAACCCACCTTTCTGCTGCGTTTTAGCTCTACCAGTGCGAATGGATGGGTCTGTAGCGTCCGATGCAGTATCACGTAGTCTGAAACGCCTGAACGCATTAGGGAGTCCCTGTGTTGTGGTGAGAATACGCCTTCGGTGGTGACGTGGAACATTGCTAACTCTGGCGTGTGGGGGTGTTAATTGCTGTCTTACATCCAACATGTAGACGAGAAGCGTGTTAATAAATTAATAATTAATATGTGTCCCCTTATATGCCCTATAGTGGTTTTACAAAACATCAAGAACTTTAAATACATACAAATAAGGCTCCCATTGGGAGCCTTTTCTTTTATCTACAACTATAAATTTTATTATAAATCAACAACTTACTCAGAATGGAATATCTGAGTCCCAATCAAGCTCGGGTTCATGTTTAGTCTCTTTAACTTCAGAAACTACTTTTTCAGTTTTAACCTTATTTTCTTTCTTATCTTGAATCTCAGAATTTACATTCTTTAGATCTTCTTCAGCTCGACACATTTCATGGAACATTTGTTCGGCAACTTCAATATAACTGTTAATGTCTTTTGTGAATTGGGCTGCAATTACAACACACTGACCTACACGAGCCCCGAGAGCATAATCATCTAGTTGTGTGTATTGTTTTGCAAGCTTATCACGAAGTTTATCTACTTCAGGAAGAACTTGTTTAGATGCAATAGCAACAACATCTGTATAACTATTTGTAAAGTTTTGTGCAACAGTCAATGCATTACCTAAACGAATAGGTAGAGATTTATCGACTTGTTGTTTCTTAACTTCTTTTGGAATTTCTTGCTGAAGAATCTTGAAAGTGTTCATATCAATATTTTTGAATTGTCCTGCATATTCAAACTCTACTTGCATCCCCTCTTTAAGAACAACATCACCAACTTTTACAAATTTTTCATTGTGTAATCCAAGCCCGTAGAAGTTGCCGTTATTGATAATGCTGATAGAGTTCCTACGAGCCTTGTCGTTATATTTAACGAAAAGTCGTTCAATGACACCTTTGAATTTTTCCATAATAATCTCCTTTTAACGTTTATGTTCAGTTATGTAATTGTAGTTCTGAATAATTACATTTGTCAAGCTCTTTATTTAAAACCCTTCGACATTCTGTATCAAAACATTCATTTGTCCAGTGTAAATGATGTTGGAAGTTTTGTTGTCTAAGAATTTCGTGGAGTTCTTGTTCATAATCATATATTTCTTGATGTGTTGCAGTAAAGATTCTAAGTTTCATGATATTTTTAATTCCGGAACATGCCGGTTTTCTTAAATCTTTAATTCGTTCATCAACATTAAACGACCTACCAACTTTAATATATTTATCGTCAAAATTTAGAACATACAAATAATCTTGTTCGTATTTTCTTTCTGGGTAATATCCATTTCCGTTGTTATTTTCACCTATTTCTTTTTGTTTTTCTTTCCAACACTCCTTACACCTTCTCCTATTATTTACAAAATTATTGTAATTTGTTTCTTGTACCCCATGTTTTGGGCATTTGTATCTGAATACGGTTTTTATTGCTCCTTTGTATCCAATAATAAAACCAGTAACATCATAGCCCATTTCTTTACAGATGTCAATACATTTTTGTAATGCTTCTTGTTCTGTTGGTCTGTATTTGTTGGAACACTTAGGACAACCGCTACCACTATTAATAACACTATCAATACTTGCTGTCCACTTATGGCCATCTTTTAAACACTCTAGATTTAATTTAGTAGTGTTTCCATGGAATGCCTCGGCAAAACTGTGCACGATAAAACGATCTTTTGTTACCCTACGAGCAAGAATCAAATATTGAAAAGGTTCCCATCTTACATTTTTACCACAACCGCAGGGTTTAATACCCTTAATTAAATTATACTTAGTACTAACAAAATAGCCATCAGGAAATAATTCAGGGTCTTGTGAACAGATTTTGCAAGTCACTTTAAAAAGTATGGCGTTACCCTGCTTTCCTTCAGTACCTATGATTTTATAATTACCATCTGGTGACTCCCACTCTGTAAACTCTTTTATGACTTTTTCGCTAATATCTTTAATCATTTTCCCTACTGAATTTATCTGAACCATTAAATTTATCTGCCATCTATTTTCTCTCCTTTATTTAATTATTACAGCAACACAATTTCAACAAGGTCTGATTCTTCATAACCTGAATCAACAGCTTCTTGAATAGAAGCCATATAACCGTCAATTGTACCACGATCGTATTCTTCTTTAACAACAGCAACCACTTGCGGGCTCATAGATTCTTCCGGTGTTTGTCCATGGTCACAATAACTATAAACTTCCAAATCTTGTGGCATTTGTTGAAGCAATTCAATCATTCGTGAAACTTTCATGTATTTTCTCCTTTATTTAATTTAAGCGGGATTTCTCCCGCTTATCCACATGTTACAACACACTTAATTTAAAATCAAACTTTCTTTTCGTATTCTTTATATTCGTCAAGAACAATCTTGAACATATAAGGGTGGGTGAATTTCAACCCATCGTCCTTCCCTTCCATCGCTTTCTCAGAGAAATATACATCACCAACTGCACCAGATGCAAAGAACATTTGTGATGTCAGATTATCACCTTGACGATTATAGACTTTTGGACGAAGAATCATATCCATAAGGTCATCTTTCCACAGCTCCATAATCTCACCTTTTTTGTTAGGACGAGAAGCTTTGACACTCATACTAACTTTGAATTGCTCATCTTGATCTGGGAACGGGACTTCCATTTTGAATCGACGTTCAATATCTTCATTTTCAATCTCCTCGATAGACAGCTTGCTGTATTTCTTGCTAAGTTCTTTCTTAGTTGCTTTATCTACAAAGAATTCTACTTTGAATACCTTATCGCCGCTGCCTACTTTAGAAGTGGGAAGCTTAAGTTGAATAGAGCCAAACTTGACTCCACGGAGTACATTATATTCTACATCTTTGTTTAGAACTTTGCACATTTCTTTTTCGATTTTAGACATTAATTGTCTCCTTCTTTGTTGTTAATTTAAATTGTTGTTTAGTGGGTTCCAGCCCAGCCCTCTTCCGGTGTGCCGACAAGATAATCGCCAGTTATTTTAACAGGTAGATTCATCATCTTAGCTGCTTGCTCTATACAACCAACAACCAATTCACCAACTTGAGAATACACTGCATACCAAACACCGTCTATAAGCTTGGGTTTGCCAGCAACTTGTTTACCTTCCATTCTATACTCTTTTGCTTCCTCTTCACTATCAAAAGGTACCAGAGTAACAAACTCTTTAGGTACTTGCATCTGGTACTCATCCAAAAGTTCAAGTTAGTCGCAACACCAACCCCGTTCTCTTATGAACTGCTGTACGGTTTCCCGCAAGATCGGATCATATCATACTCTACTCCCTTGAGTAGAATCTTCCCATTTCGGTGCATCCTTCGCTTATGTCACCTACTCTACTCGATTCTCACAACAAATGCGGTTGTTGCTAATCTTTCGATGATCTCTGAACTTTGAGCTACCATGAATAATTTTTAGAGATGTGGGTCCAGTTCTGCCTTCTTTTTATGGCCCTTACGCAACCATAATCAAAACCGAGATCCCTTATCTCGCAAGACGTATAGCCAGACTGTAATAACAAACAAATCTCTAAAATATCTGTTTCAGAATTAACACATCGCGCATTGTTCACACCTACAGCCGACCTGTTTTTGAGAGTGTAAGAATGCCCAATATTGTCGCCATGTGTAACCCATCTAAGATTACTTATTTGATTGTTCTGTCTATCACCATCGATATGGTCTACATCCGATAGGTTATTAGGATTAGGGATAAAACACTCGGCAATTAACCTGTGTACTGCTTTTGATGTTCTTTTACCATCTATACTAACAGCCACTATTAAGTAATCTTTCCCGTTGTTGTGAGATGACAACCTCTTGCCATATCTATTAAATACAGACCCATCTTCACAAACCTTATAACCATCACCATATTCTCTACTATTCATAATAACCCCTTAGCTGCTGATTGACATATATTGATACTCAGTTAATATGATAACATATTTTGTTGAAATATTCAATACTTAGCTTTCCAGCAATTAAAGAAGTTTTCATCTATGTGTCGCCACATAGTGCCACAATTTTATTTATGGTAGTAAATAACTCTGCGCACACCTTTATCATACAATCCTGTACGGACAAGTTTTAAATGCAACAGTATCCCTACAAGATCAAACAGGCAAGCACCGCCAGATTGTTGATAGGCATTCAACAAGCTATGTTTTGAACGTGTCCAAATCTTTCTACCATCCATAGCTGGGATATATTTCTTTCCTGTTGCTTCCCAGAAGTTCTCCAACCATTCCTTTCTACCTTTCAATCCGGGGTTATTATCCCAAAAGGCATCAATTACTGCTTGAGCTCTGTCTTGACTGATACCTAACATAACAGATATCTTTGTAGCCTGTGCTCCGTACATAATACCGTAGGTAACTCCCTTACCATCATCACGAGTTACTTCCCTTCCTGCTGCTTCAGAGTACGCCAAGGCGTTTCGTGTATGTGCATCTCCAGATTCCATAATTTCTAGATAGTAACCGTTATCAAAAGCATAAGCACCTGCCGCAGCAATCATACCTTCTAGGTTACTACCATCAATACCAATCATAAAACAATTTTCTGGAACTGTCCACAACTCTCTCATTTCCTTACCGAGCAAAACAGACTTTTTAGGTTTGGGCATATTAGCACAAACACTATGTTTCCTACGGTTTGTGTTGGTTATTCCGTTAGCCCTTGCCGGAAGTTTGCCATCCTTTTCAAGTCTTGGATGATTAAGCAGTCCTGTTTCCTTTTCGTCGTCTAATGGTTTCAAAACAGATCTACGGTTTCGTAGACTTAGCCACTTAACAATTTGTTTTGCCAACTCACCTTCAACCCTTTCCAAGTTAGGGCACAAAGTTCCCCGTGCATCTTTTAGTTGTGGAGATGTAGGCAATCCTCTTGCTTTGCGCCTCAACAACCTAAAAACACCATCGGCATCTGAATTCCATTTTGCTTTTGTAATCCCTAATTGCTTAAGGATATACTCAAAGTATTCCGTTTCTGGTAGTTTTGCAATGTATTCAGAAACTAACTTATCAACTTCAGCTTCCGGTCTTTGCTTTTTAAACTGGTCTTTTGTTACATCCTTCAACCTCCAAATGGTAGGAACCCAACCAGCCTCTCTTACCAAATACCTCTTGATATCATCCTGATTTGACAGCTTCATATCTTCCATCAAAAGCTCTGGCATCTTGCCAGTATTTAAATCCTCCTTTGCCCTTAATAGTAAATCATCAGGCAAAGGTTTTGGTACAGGTTCAGATAGTTTTTTCCTAATAAAATCTGGCATATCTTTTACATCGGTTATACCAAACTTATTACAAAATGTCTCGCCAGTTTTACTAAGACTACCATCACCTTTGAATGCCTTTTTTGGTGGTTCAACATAATCAAAGGCTTTCATGTTTACAGGATATCCAAGCTTGATTAACCATTTCCAACCAATACTGCTAATCTCTCCTGAACCTTCTGCAAAGGGTTTTGCTGGAAAACTTGGCTGTTTGGATTTTGCAACAGGTTTTTTAGGAAGTTGTGGCTCTACAAAGGCTTCAATTTCCGCCATCATCAAATCAATTCTTTCTAGCAAAATCTCAGCTTTGTCTTTTCTAAAAACAACACCCTGAAATTCTTGTTCTGCCATCAAGAAGTCAGCCAACATATTTCTACGAAGTGCATTCTTCCAGTTTATTTGTTTGTTGCCGGTTGGTGTTGACCCTTCTGAGAGCATGAAATCTTCTTCTCCTCTCATACTTGCCTCTTGCAAAAGACGAGTCCAAACCATTTCATTAATCAACACGTCTTCCCAAACACGATCAACATAAGTCCACAAATCTTGATTGCGCCAGTCATCAATTTGAACTTTCTTATTGGCTACACGATAACCCCAAGCCTCTAATCCGTGACCACCAACAGTCTTCATTTTGCCTGTAACAGGGCATTTGACTTTCATAGGACAACCATCAGGTACAGGTCGGTCAGGATAAAGGCATCGACTCATGGACAGCGTATCAAACAAAGCAACAGGTTTGTCATTTATTGTACCACGACATTCCTTATCTTTAAACATATCGTACTGAATACCAAACATCTTCTTTAACATTGGAAAATCATAAAAGAACGAGTTATGACATCCAAGACCTAAAGGTTCGGTAGTTAACCAAGCTGACAATTCTGAAAAGTCAAGTATCTTAACATTTGCACCCTTAGACTCAACGAAATTAACTGCCTGTTGGTATTGTGGATGTGAGAAATCAAGAAATAATTTCCAATTGTCCTTTCCAAACTCTTTAAACAGTCCGCAATGCACTTTAGTAACTTCTTCTAGGAGTCCGTTAGCCTCCCAGTCAAATATAAACAAACCTTTCAAATTACCTCCTGCTCATCAAGGTTAAGTATCTTATCACTTCACTCATGACGAGTAAAGCAATTAGAATTTAAAATCTACATCTTCCGCCACCGTTGTCGTAGATACGAATGAGGGGTTGCTTGGCATGGTTGAAGGTCTTGCTGCATACCAATCCTTCAATGTCTGATACTCACCCTCTAGAAACCCTTCAGGAGGCTCTAGGTAGTCTCCAGTATCAACATCATAAAACACTGGGAACTTACCTGATCTTCCGTGCTTTCGGTCGTCAAGAACAACAAAATAACTTGTGTTTCGTTCCTTTGGTGTGAGCTCTGGGTCTTTGTTTCGTTGTATGCCCAGCATGTAGTATGTATTCCTTTATGTTCAGCTACGGTCGTTAATCGTAACCCGTGGATTATGTTATCTCAACATTAACTCACAGCTCATAGCTTTCCTATAAGAGCAGACTATATCATCATCCAATATTTCATTGGAGTTTACTGTTTCGGGACACTTGCCCCTACTTCCTTTCGGAATAGTCGTTGAACGTCTTAGCTCGCTTATTTCTTTTGTTATCAAAAGATTTCCATATGTATTTGGAAGATAGGTTTACCCAATCTCTCCTAGATCTTATATTTAGTAGTTGGCAACGTGTAACCCTGAAATCACACATATTTAAAATTTTGTTTGTTGATTTACCTTCTTGCAACAACTCACAAATAAACATCACTTGCTCATCTGTTAGTTTAGAGTTCGGATGTTTACCATGCCTCGGTAGTAATCCAACTCTTACAGAATGTTCTATGTTTTCTTTGTTTGTTACCCATTCAAGATTGTCAACAGTATTGTTATGTTTGTTGCCGTCTTTGTGGTTCACTTCTGGTTTGTTATCTGTGTTCGCAATAAAGGCTTCCGCAACCAGTCTATGAATATATGCAGGAACTCTTTTATTGTTTATACGGATATTAACTACCAGATATCCAGTCTTCGATTCCGACTGTTTTAGATATTTGTTTGTGAACAGACTAAATACATTACCTTTTTCATCCACTAAGTACATAGGATCGCACGTTTCTTTTAATACCATAAAACTACCTCAAATATTATTGTGTATAGTATATTATAGCATTAAACGCATCATAAGTCAAGTTAATTTCGCTGCTGATTGCCCAATCCTTCTGATTTTCAAACCTTGTTGGTTGCAAAATGGCAACTGAGTTATTTTATAACCCACCGGAATTCTCCGGCAATTTTCACGATTATCTTTACAGATTGCGTTGTGGTTCAGAAAGCTCTAAGGGTGTTCCAGCAATTAAGTAAATTTTAAATGCGCCATAATATTAACGCATCATTGCTCGGCTACCTGCAAACTGAGCAGATTGGACTTGTCCTCCAAACTCGTGCGGAGCACCAGACTCCGGTTTATTCAAATGACAAAAGCAATAGTATGTGAAACCTAAATCTTTTGCCATCTTAGAGATTTCATCGCTAAATCGCTCAAGCTCTGTATTGGCCTCCGATGCTGACAACCCCTGTACCAAGCGAGTAATCGGATCGATTATAATATCCTCAGCACCCTCTACCAAAACGGCATGACGGATTGCACCTTTAACCTCGTCCCAAACAGCACGGCCATAGTTAGAATAATAGATGATGTTATCACCAACTGCATCAGTTGCAGCCATCAATTCTTCTTGTTTGTAGTATCCATAATCACCTTCACTTCGTGGATTACCCCAGACATCTACATAACCACCACCTTCAACAGGGATCAGTACCTTTTCAGCATTAGTAAATTCTTTGTGGTTAATCTTACCGGCTACTTTTTTACAGGTTACATCATTTTCTTCTTCAAATTTGAAAACACCAACCTTTCTTTTCTCTTCAACAATAATATGTTCAATAAGTTGGTTTACGAATTCACTTTTCCCCATCTTCACACCAGCACCGACAAAATAACCCTCTCCTTTTCTTCGTCCTAGTGTCATTTTTGTCATCGTGGCCCAAGGCCATGCCTTTCCTAATTTAGGGATTTCATGGGCTTTTTCTCTGAACTGATCATAAGTCCTGAAGCCTTCTGGGATGTATTCAACAGGTTTCATAGCTGCCCAGTACAACTGCTCTGACATACCTTGTTTGATCATGTCACAAGGATCAAAATCATCAGGCAAATCCGCAACTTTAATCTTAGGCATCAAAGAATAGACAGCAGCAACAGCATCTTTACCTTTCATTATCTTCTTTGCTTTTTCTTCTTCTGTTGCCTTGTCAGCATCAAATGCAAGAATTATTTCATCAAACTTACCAATAAATTTTTGGTTTGATTTCTGTCCTAGATTCTGAACTGCATTAGCAGTACCATTACTGATTGATAGGACTGTTGGGTTTGCTTTTGGATAACGTTCTTTGATTGTCTGCCAAAGAACTGCACAATCATATTCACCTTCTGTGATCCACAGCTTCTTCCCTCCTGTCTTGTTACCACTTGTTTGACCAAATAGGTCACAAGCTACACTCTGGAATCCAACAGTAGAGAAGTGCATTTTTTGTTGTTTTGGAATTGTCAGGTCACGTTTCTTATACCCAACAATCTTTCCGTCCAATGTATAAGGGAAATAATGTGCCTCTTGTGTGAGTCCATCTTTAGCAGATAGTCGTGTACGGATACCAAAATGCTCTGCTGTCTCTTTAGAAATACCACGTTCAGGGATTGCAAGACAAGGGAAATTTTCAATAAACTCAAGTGATTCTTCTTTGTTGTAACTCACTCCACCTCCATCATAATGTGTTTGTTTTGATTTAGGATTTTTATACCCTTTTTTGTAACCTCCAAAAGATCCCTCCATAACTTAACCTTTCTTTGGGAGTAGTTTTGTTTCGTCCTTCAGAATATTCTGTAATTCTCCAATCAACTTTTCCAAATCAATAGATACTGCTGAGACTGTATGCGAGTCATTTATGACAGTGATATTTGTAAGGATTTTACCCTTATGAATAAATGGTTGGAACTCCAAATATTCATCAAGACCTGTATGGTGTTGGTTAATTTTGTATGATTTGCTTACGGACATAATAATCTCCTTAATTGATTTACATATACTTCTTCACATGGTCAACAACATATTGATCCACAACAATATCCTTAACTGTTAATCTCCTAATAATCTTCAAACTATTCAAATCACGACACCTAGAAACAGCAACATACAGCATACTGCTACCAAACAATGGATAGTGGCCTAATTGCAAATCTACTTCACCAAGAGTCATCCCTTGTGAACGATGTATACTGATTGCTGCGCCAAGTCTCAAGGGGATTTGAGTATAAGATCCAACAATCTTTTCTCTTACTTTACCAGATACATCAACAAACAATTCGTAATTGTAGCTTGTTTTTGGTTCAAAATCAATAATCATTCCATTGTCCAACTCTACAGTCACAGAGTTTCGATTGATACGAAGTACAGTACCACTTGACCCGTTTACATATCTTTCTTCTTCATCATTGATTGTTGTTAGTACACGACAACCTACTTTCAACTCTACAATCTTAGGTGATGGTTCCTCTTTGAAGTCTCCCTTGACAACAGCTTTAAATATTTTAGACTTGCCAGAAATGTTTGTCAAATGATACTGATTATGTTCATCAACTGTCTTGTTTGTTGGAGCTAGAACAACAGGATTGTTCAGCGCCTTATCTGTATTATAGCAAACATCATTAAGATATTCAACAATCAATTGCTTATTTTCACCAAGTCTCAGAAAATCCAAGATTTTTTGTTGTTCTGAATCTGATTGCCTAAAATTTTGTGTCAATACAACAGTTTTAAAATCGCCATCTTTGTATGATTGAGAATCAAAAGCATAAGGTGAGTTATAGTGTGGTTGCATAATCTTTCTGTCGCTGTCAGTAACAACTGGAGCAAGCTGAAGATAATCACCAGTCATAATAACTTGCAGGCCACCAAATGGTTTATCTTTATCTCGATACTTCCTAAGTGTCCAGTCCAACTCACTGATGCGATCCACGCGACAAGCTCCAATTTCGTCAATCACTAACATCTGAATTTCAGGAGATCTTAGAATTGCAGCTCGCTCTTTCTTTAAGTTGCGTTTAAGTGTAACACCTTCAATAAACGGCTCTAAAGCCAACCCAAATGTCCTGTGAAGCGTTTGACCGCCAACGTTAAGGGCACTACTGCCAGTGGGGCCAACCTTCAGCATACAGCCACTGAAGAAGTTTGAGAGACTGTTAATAAGTGTACTCTTGCCTCGTCCGGCACCACCTAAGATTTCTACATTGTGTCCAGACAGAATTGCATCTAATGCATCATCAGTTGTCAAGTGCAATCTCCATCATAATAATAGATTCCGCCCGTATTAATTTCCCCAAAACTCGCTTCATACCTAGAGTCTTCAATTTCCATGCAACGTAAGTACTGATTCAGTTTATCTCGAACTTCTCGGTCTAGCAATTGTTGTTTGTATCCTTCTGATGCAACAAGATCTCCGTTATCATGATACACTTCAAGATTTAGAATATCAAGCCCGCCATAAAAGTCAAGATCTGAACAATCATTGTTATAATCTGGTTCTTGGTAACTGACTTCTGCCTCAACAGATAATTCCTCTTCCAGCGAGAAAGAGTAAAAATTAAAATCGATAAAACTCATATTAAATATCCTTTACAAACTTGTTAAATTCTGAATTTTGAATCCATAAGCGTTGGTGTTCAAGTTCTACCAACCTATCATAACCTGTTTCTGTCAAAACGCAAAGTTTAAAATCACCAGCAACACTAAACTCAGAACCATCATCCATTGACCAAACTTTCCCATTTTCTCTTGTTGCAAGCTCAATACCTTTATTCTTATTAAGGCAAACAATATACCCGTCAGGTCGTTGACCCCAACCAGACTCATATTCTGTTACTGATGCAACATATCCTATATGTTTTGTCATATTAATCTTCCTCTTTTTATGTGATAACTTCTTCTAATTTACAATTGTCAAGTAATTTATTCAAAATATACTGACAATCATTTTCAAAACATTCCATACTCCAACCCACATAATGTTGGAAGTTACGTTCACGAAGTTCATTATGTAGTTCTTGTTCAAAATCATATATTTCTTGGTGTGTTGCAGTGAAAATTCTTAGTTTTATAATATCTTGAATTCCAGAATCTTTTTGTAATTCCCCTAGTATTCGTTCAACATCAAAACTTCTACCTACTTTGATAAATTTACCATCAAAATCTAAAATATACAAGAAGTCTTGTTCATCTCTTCTTTCTGGGAAATATCCGTTGCCATTTCCTAACTCTTTTTGTTTGTCTCTCCAACAACCACTACAACGGCTTCCGCTATGAACAAAATCATTATAACTTATATTTTGTATTCCATGTTTTGGGCAAACATATTCAAAACGAGTTTTATGTGCACCTTTATATCCATCAACAAAACCTACAACATTGTAGTCCATTTCTTTACATATATTGATACATTTTTGCAGTGCAATGTGTTCTGGTGTTCTCCTCTGTTCTGCTGAGCTTATATCTCTACACTTCGGACAACCACTAAAGCTATTAATAACGTGATGAACCCTTGCAGTCCACTTATGTCCGTCTTTCAAACACTCAAGGTTTAGTTTTGTCTTTTGATTTCTAAATCCATCAACAAAACCATGAACAATAAAAAGGTCTTTTGCTGTCCTTCGGGCTAATATCAAATACTGAAAATCTTTCCACCTTACATTTTTACCACAACCACATGGTTTAATACCTCTAATCATACTGCCTTTAACGCTAACGAAATACCCGTCTGGAAATAATTCAGGGTCTTTGGAGCATTCAGTACAAGTTACTTTGAATACTGTATTAGTGCCCTGTTTTCCATGAATTCCTATAACCTCTAATTTTCCATCTGGACTTTTCCAGCCTATAAAATCTTCAGGTTTTTCTCTTTTCTTTTTATTATTAACTTTCATTTTTTAACCTTTTAATTACATTTTTATTCAAATACCATAATATCACACGTCATTTACAAACTCTACCAAGTACAATTCACTTGTTAGTTTCTTGCTTGTACGTTTATTATACTGCAAAGAGATACGATCAACAATACGTTTTTCAGCTTTCTTTTGTCGTTCTGCCTGAGAGATAAACCATTCTCCTACCTTAGGATTTGTATTGTGATTGTATTTATATTGCATCTCTTCTAGTGAAATGTTGTGAGTCACGTTCCAAGTGTCATGGTCATAACCAACAAAACCTTTACGTACATCTCCATCAACAGCCTTATAACCAATGCTATTTGCAAAAATATTCAGCGCAATAACTTGGATGCTCAGGGAATCAATCTTGCCTTCTTCCAGAAGATGTTGAAGAAGATCTCGTTCTTGTTTAATATCCATCTTATTTGTTCTCCTTGGTTTGTTTGATTGCCTTTATAATGTCTTCTTTGATGACATCCAACACAATAATAAGTATACTGGCTATTGTACACATTCCACTAATAACGAAAGATCCAATTACACTATGAATAATACTCATAACAACCAGAAGGCCGAAAGGAACCCAGATGTTCATTATTTATTCTCCAGTTCTTTAATAACCATTTTAAACCGTTTAAGTGCCTTGTCCATCAAATTGACATGAGTATACGTATCTTCTCCTTGATACCACTCAACGATACTAACATAGTCTTTCAAAGAAGGGTACGTAATGATCCAAATAGTGCTGTCAGAGTTTTGTGTAGTAAATATTTCAGAACCTTCTCCTTCTTGTTCAGTTAAGAAGTCAACAAGTTCTTTAGGGTATTTATATTCCATTTTATTCTCCTCTACGATTCAAAATAATCCTAAGTGTCTCTGCATAGACTTCTGTCTCAGCAAGTAGTTCTCGTTGGCTCAGAACGTCGTCCACAGCCACATGAAGCAACTTCTTTAGCTTGTCTGTTGGTAGTGATTCCAGATCTGTAGAGTAATCTTTAATTGTTAGTATGTCAAGTTTATTTGTCATTTAATTATTTTCCTTGCGGTGGGATTGACAAGAATACAAAGAATCCTTGGTAAGATGAGGATGTTTCCACAAGAAAACCTCGTTGTTCTAACATCTCAACAAACTCTTTTTGTGATAGTTTTAGTTTTGAAAGATACACTTCAAATCCTTGATTGTTAGAATCAAACTTAGAAAATACAACATCTCTCAGCCAAGAATCTACTGCTTTTTGTTTTTCTTCTGATTTATTCTTAATGTATTCACTCAAATCTTTTGCTGTCAACATAGTTTATTCCCTCCTCAACAGGAATCAAATCTTCATCATAAGTCTTGTATGCGTTTTCAAAACCATTATCCCATTTAACCCAAACCCAACCATCCGGAGATTCTTGGATAGTTTCTGAACAATGCAATGGGTTGCTATCACTTACTCCCCATCGAGAGTTAGTATTAAAGCATACTCGTTGTCCAATGTCAAATTCTTTATTCATATTTCATATCCTCAAGATATTGTAATTCTGCTTTATAGTATTGGATATAACAAATTGTTTCTTGAAGGGATCGTTGTAATTCTTCAGGAATATCATACCCATCTGGATAAGCCAATTTTGTCAAGTCTTGCGTATTAAACTTATTCAAAAATTTCAGTAAAGTATAAAACATTGTTTTTCCTTCATCCTTGCCAAGATAGGTACACTATATACAACTGCACTAGAAGTGCAAGCTAAAGTTTTCTAATTTTTTGTTGACAACACAGATATGTATGGTAAGATTACATCAACTTAAGTAGGAGGGGAATGAAATGAGTAACAAAAATACTAAACTAAAAGGATTGTTTTTGGATGATGAACGTTACCCGCAAGATGTAACTTGGATTCAATATCCAGATAATATTGAGTGGACTATTGTACGTAGTTTCCAAGATTTTAGCCTTGAGTTAGCCCACGGGGATAATGATTACCATATCTACAGTTTCGACCATGATATTCAATCTTATGTTGACGGACGAGAGTATACAGGTTATGATTGTCTCAAGTGCCTTCTGAGTATCGAGACAATGCTTGGTAGCAAACTTGACAATGCTCAATTTTTCTTCCATAGTCAGAACCCAGTAGGTAAGAAGAATATGGAAAGCTACTATAAAAACTATGTTAAATTCATCAAGGAACAAAACTAATGTGCAAGAAGTTACCAGAACAATGTAAAGCTGAAGTTAAATGCAAATGTTGCAAAGAAAAGCTTGCAATTGATCAAGAAAATGATAAACTGAATCTTAGCGAGGTAGATAATCACTTCGAGCAACAATATTTTGTTATTGATGTTAAAGGAGAATAATATGAAATTTGAACAAGTGTTTGATATTTACAAGATTACCATTGACCAACCCAGTTTAGAAATTAATGTAATTAATATTGAGAGTAAAGTTGTTTGGATTCACATTAAAAATAATGCAGTTTCTTGGTGCCGGAGATTGCCTGTTGATGGGGCACAAGCTTTTGAACTTGCTAATATGTATCAGGAAGCTTTGGCTCTCACTAACACTAAAAATCTAAGTGTTGACTTGCTCTTGGAACTTGGATATACTTCTACAGAGGAATAATTATGGATTATTTGAAAAACCATTGTTGGTGTTCAGACAGTAACTGGGGTGGCATGTATGATTGCCAAATTATCGTTAACCTGTCTTGTTACGAAGATTACGATAAAGAAGATTGGAACAATCTGTTTACAAAAGAGAGATATTTTAGTCAAGAAGAATATGAAAAAATTAAGAAGATTTATAATGGAAAAGAGTATTATACAGATGACTTTTATCGGAGCATGTCAACAAAAGATATCAATGTCTTGAAACCTGAAGTTTATCAATGGTTACTTGACAATGTTCCAGATTCAGAGGATAATGAAAAGATGTGGTGTATCGGAAGTAGAGACTACTTATTCCAAGACTCATATAGTAGTTTTAGTTTCTTTTTCCAACGAAGAAAAGATGCAATGAAGTTTATTAAAACTTGGAGTATTCACAAGAAACCTGTATACTATACTCAGTACTTCACGGATGTTCGTAAAAAGTTAAATTTTGAAACTATGAAATATGAGGATCGATAAAATGACTCAATCATTCACAAAAGAACAACTTTCCGATATGATTTTTGAATTACAAATGGAATTGAAAGAATTGCAAGACTTGACACATCCAGTCTACATCTTTTGTGATGCGAGTGCAAAGTATAGATATGCTGCTGTTGTGGTTGTTTGTAACGGAGAAATGAAAACATTAAGATTTAGGTGTCAATCGTCGTCAGCACTTGCTGAATTAGAGGCTCTACAAGCTTCTCTATCGCTCGGTAAGACATATTTAATGCTAGGGTACAGGGTAGAGGTTAGAAACGACAATAGAGGTGTTGTATGCAGTTTTACGAGGGCTATTGCTGGACTTGCAAGCAACGTACCTATCTGTAGAAAAATGCTTGACTTTGTACAAGGACGTGGTAATGTATTCCATAGTAAAAATTTGAAGGTTCGGTGGATTCGTGGACATCATGGGTTCAGTCTACAGGAGATTAGTGATTGGCTAACTCGAAATGAATCACTTGACAATTGCACACGTTTTGACTACTTTGACACAGTTAAACATTTTGGAGAATTTATAGATGACTGATTTTGATAAATACAAAGAACTCTATCAGTGTGATTTTAGTAAAGCAATAACTGACGTTTCTGCTACAACTTACTCACAAGCACAGCTGCGACAAAGAGAGCAAGAACACCAATTGCAAAAATTATTTGAATTTATTGAACTATGGAAAGATCATTATGAACTGTTTTGTGATAATTTTAATGCTTATTCTTACACAAAACAAAGTATGCCAGTATGGTCAGAAGGGTATACCGAAAATGGATACCTTAAGCTTACCTATCCTAAATCAGAATTTTACATTGATGAGTTCTTCAATATGGTTCTTAACAAAAGAGCTAAGTTTGAAATTCAAGAGTATCGTAAAAACTATGATTCTGTATATGACACGTCTGGTAGAATTTATCAATATGCTATACAACCTGATCGAAATATTATAATTTCTGGTAACAAATTTACGGTCATTGGTAAAGATAATAACTATCGTTTAGATCTCAAAATGCACGCCGCACTGATTTGTAGTTTGATTGTTGCACTAAGCAACAATTATATTATTTATGATTGGTATAGTAAACAATCAAGATTTAAAGAATTTATTGCCAAAACGGCAAAAGGTCACTATTTTGTTGAGTTTCAAGTTAATAGCCAATATAACAGGGTTCTAATTTCAGGCAGTCAAAACGAACCAAGTTTACGTATTGATATTGATGGAGAGTGGTTATACTTTATCTTACCAAATGAGATTCTACGTATTGAAAATGGTTTACATTACAACCACTTAGATGGTTTATTTGGAAAAGACAGAGAAAAACCATTGACACGAGAAGACATTCAGTTGTATAGTATTGTTAACGAAGGTAGAAAACCGCTGATGTATGATTTTGAATTCTGATTTAAATAAGGAGAAAATGAATGTCTAAGACTCAATGGCTGTACAATACTCGAATTAATACTCGTGAGTTGCCTGAAATGCTGGCACTAGGTAAGCGTCTAAACAAACCTGTCTGTATCCTTGCTCCCTCTGGTGTCGGAAAGACAGAGATTACACAACAATATGCAGATAAAGTGTACAATGGTAACTGTGTAACTGTTATTCTGAGTCACCACGATACAACTGATCTGGTTGGGCAAGGTATCCCTGTCTATGAAGATGGTAAGTTGTTTATGAAGCTTTCTGAAAGTGCTCTTATCCCGATGGATTCAGATTTTGAAGGTATTTTGTTTTTAGATGAGATTACTAATATTGACACACCGATGGCGCACGTTCTTTATCAATTAATCAATGAGCGTAAGTGTGGAGGAAAACCGCTACCTAAAAAGATGCAGATCTGTCTTGCGGGAAATCGTGTGTTTGATAATGGAGCATCCTCTGAAATTCTTGGTCCTTTGGCTAACCGAATGATTATTGTTGAAATGGAACCTGAAGCACAACATTGGCTCGAAGATTATGGAAGTATAGTTAATATCCACCCAGCAATTTATCAATATATTCATAATAATCCAGATAAGTTGTATGAATATGGGAGTGAAGATGATTGCCCTAGTTTTGCGAGTGGTCGCTCTATGAAGGTAGCCAGTGACGTTTTCTGGGATTTGCAACATGGAAATTGCAGCGATAAGATTGCAATGGTTTCCGTTGATGGGTCTATTGGAAATGACAAGTTTTTGCAAATTTTCCCGCTTTATGAAGCAGCAATTAAACTTCCAGATCCAATGGTGATTTTGAATGGTAAATTTGATAAGCAGTTAGATAAAGATGTAGGACTTGCAGGAATCTTTAGTGTCCTATCGAGTTGTGTTTATCATTTGACAAACTCTATTAAAAACAACGAAGATTGCTGTGTTGATTACGGTAAAAATCTTGTTAAATTTATTGCTAACAATTTGCTCGACGAGAAAGAAATTATTGTAAATTATATTACCAAGATTTGTAAACTTGGACAGGGGCATGGTAAGGCAGATTTCATCATGCAAATTCGCAAAGATAATCCAAGTTTTACAACTCTACTGAAAGATAACCTACAATTTGAACAGCAGATTAAAAACCTCATGGACAATGCTTGACAAGACGACACAAGAAGTTATTATAGGGACTACTTAGGTAGTCCTTTTCTTTTATGGAGAACTTATGAACATAGATATTACAACTAAACACAAGAAAGACGCAGAAGCACTAATACGTGGTATCCGTCTAGGTATGATTAACTTATCAAACAAAGAGATGAAGCTATTCGGTATTGTTAGTACACAATTAAAAATTGAAATTGTAGATTATATTTCTACGTGTGCAACTGATGGGCAAAAGTTGATGATTAACCCATTGTTTGTTCTAGGATTAACTAAATCTGAATTGGATACCTGTGTTAACAAAATGAAAGATAATCCATTTCATTCTGTAAAATCAGAAGAAGATTTTAAGCTAATGTATTCTAAGAAGTCTGTAAAGTTTTTACAGTTTTGTGTGATTCACGAACTATCCCACTGTATTCATGATCACTTTACTCGTGTCGGAACAAGAGATAAATCTATTTATAATCAAGCAGCAGACTACAGAATCAATGTAGATGCTTGTACTCAGATTTGGGGGAGTATTGAAAAGGCAATAAAGCAAGAACCAATTTTTAAACTGTTATGCCTGAAAGAAAAATATAAAGCTAAGAGTTTTACATCAGAAATTATTTATGATGACTTAGTTAAAGATAAACAAGAAAATAATGATAAGTGGAGTTCAGGACAAGAAGGACAGCCTTTGGATGATCACATTTATAGTGATGGGTGTGGTTCTGGAAAACCTTCAGATTTTGATAAGTTTGTCAAAGAAGTGTTGGGTATTCCTGATAAACCACACAACTTTGGTAATCAAAATAATAGTGATGTTCAATCTTCTGTACAAATGAATAACAACAGAATTAAAGAGGCTTTTGTTCAAACAGCAAAAGATATTGGATATGGTTCTGGGGGAATCATAGAACAAATCAAAGAGGTGTCAAAACCAGTTATTAGTTGGAAAAGAATTCTAAGAAAGAGTTTGAACGGAATTAGTAAATCAGAATATGATCCTAAGAAACTGCATCGTCGTGTTCATGGTCTGTCGCTGTTTATGAAACAAAACAACATGTTAGACCCTAAACTTGGTATGTATCGTGCGGGCAAAAAACCAGAACCAGTAGTGAATGTGTTTGCGCTATTTGATACAAGCGGAAGCATTAGTCAGAAAGAAAAAGAAATTATGTTATCCGAAACTTTTGGCATCTGTCAGCAATATTCATCATTCAACTTGACAGTTGCTTGCTGGGGTACTAACTTTATCGAAAATAGCCTTAAAGTGTTCAACAAACAAAATAAGAATGATCTGAAAGATTACAAATTCATTTCTGGAGGTGGTACAGATGTCAACTGCATCGCTTCTTATCTTGAAAATCAAAAACTTAAAAGAACAGATAAAATTGTAGTCTTTACCGACATGTATTTTGGAGACCCAAGAGAAAAGTTGACAAAGTATTCAAAGCACCTTATATTCGTTAGTACGCAGAAAAACATGGAGTTTGCAACAAGAGGATTAGGTCGTTATGTACAGTACGATAAACATATGTGAAGATTTAGAATTGAATCAAATACTTTACAACGGTTCTGGAACACTAGAAATTATAGTACAATGTAAAAATTTATATCAATCTATTACTAAACGAAGAAATTGTTATCAGTTACTATATCAGGAAGAGGGTGGTGATGTTAAATTTTATGTTGATTCTGATTTAGTAGAAAACCCAAAATCACTGACTCAGTACGATTGGCAATTGCTGAAGATTCTTCATCCTGAAGTTAAAAGTTATCAATGGGAAATCTTCCAGATACTGAAAGATCTTGTTGACAACGTAATTGAAGAAGAGTACGCTTTATCTGAAATTAAATCGACCTTACAAAAGGAGAATAAAATTGAATCTTGATTACCAAAAGAGCTGTATTGAAAATTACTTTGAAGGTGTCTATGTGCCTGATGATACGTTTATTGCAGGTGGTTGTATCCTTTCTATTATGACAGGACAACCTGTAGCGGATATCGACATGTACTTCTCTAGTCGAGAAGCTGTTGCTGAATTTATTAAAACAAATGAGAACGTTTATCTGCATAGTGTAACTGACAAAAGCATTAGCCTTAGTCTGCAAACTTCAAAATACGGAACAAAAGAGTTTCAGTTGATTTATTTTGATAATTATAAAAGTGCAGATGAAATATTTTCTGACTTCGACTTCAGTGTTTGTATGTGTGCCTATAGTTTTGATGATAAGCAGTTTTATTTCCATGATGATTTCTGGAAAGATGTTGCTGCCAAGAAGTTGAAGTTTAATAGCGGAACTAAATTTCCTATTATCTCGATGCTCCGTGTCAACAAGTATCAAAAGAAAGGTTACGATATCAGTAATTCTGAACTTCGTAAGATTGCCCTTGCAGTAAGTAAGTTGAACCTTGAAGATAAAGAGACTTTCATACATCAGTATGGTAGTATGTATGGTTTAGGTTGGGTGACAAAGATTAGAGAGGTTGAGTATTAACCTTATAATTTTTAGTTATAACTAAGAACTAAACGTTATTTTGAAAACACCAACTTACATGTTAATATGTAATCTGTATTAACAAAACAGGAGAACACAATGAAACCTTATGATAAAATCAAAGTAGATTTGAGTTGGGTCAATGATATCTATTTTGACACAGAAGAAGATACAGTAACAGCAAATGTATTTGTTGAACCACTTGTACTGTTCTGTAAAGAAATGTTGGAGAAGTATGAAAAGGATACAGAAAAAGATGAGTAATTGAATATGGAAATTATACCTCTGTCTTGCCACTTTAGGGGCCTCTAAGCCAGAACTGGCAAGGGCTGAAGGCACTTTAGGAGTATTAAAATGAAGTTGACCTCTCTTAGATACTCTTTTTTTTTATATTATAAATAAAGGATTAAGAATAAATGTACTTATTAGCTAAAACTATAAACAAAGAATACAAGCCAGCATCAGACTGGCTATTTTCTATATTCAATAAATACAATATCGTTACGCTATCAGACACTAAAACAAAACAAATTAAACAAATAATTAATTGTATGGTTTACAATCTATCTCGTACAGTCACTAACGGTATCGACAACATTTATATCACCTTAGACCGTAATATGTTCTATGATAAACCAATTATCAATGGACAAAAGAGTAAAGCAAGCCCAATAGATTATAAAGCTTTCAAATTGTTTCTTGATGTTATGCAGAAATGTGGTTGTATTCTTGACAAGGGTGGTTTCAGTCACTATGATGATAACGGGGATGCTTGTTTTGAACAATCTATCTTAACTTTATCAGAAGAGATTTTTGAAAACTTATATGTATTGTTACAGGATACTAGCAAACCTCTTCTTGAAAGTGTGCTAGAATTGCGGGATGAGAACAGTAAACCTAAACAGTTTAAATCTGTTGAAGAAACAAGAGCGATGATTAGGGAGTTGAAAATGTACAATGAATTGAGTGAACGCTTTGATGTTCGTGATCAGAATGGACAACGGTTGTTTGTTAATACGATGCGTATTTTTAATGGTACATTTGATGAGGGAGGTAGATTTTATAATGCACAGGGCGTTGTTCAATCTCTGCCTTCAGAAGAACGCGCAAAGATCACAATTGATGGCTCTCCCGTAACAGAGTGTGATTATACAGCGCTTCACCCAAGTATCTTGGCAACAGAACAAAAATATGATTTTGATGAAGGTTTCGATCCGTACAACATCGAAATTGCAGGATATGATAAGAAGTTGTTGCGAAAGCTTGCAAAAATGGCTATGCTTATTCGGCTGAATTGTCGCAATGATGCAAGTTATGTGATGGCACTTAGTCAGTGGATCAGCAAAAATCTGAGCACAAAACAATTATATAAGGATAAACAGATCCCCAAAATTATTATTGATCCTATGGAAATATTGTATGCCATTATTGATAATAATCCATATTTACTTGAGAAGTTCCAATCTAACGCGATTGTGGGGTTGAGGTTGCAATGTGTTGATAGTAGTATTGCTGCAAAAGTAATCAATTACTTTGTTCAACAAAACAAGTGTATACTTTGTGTTCATGATAGTTTTATTGTCAAACAAGAAGACCAGCAAGAACTTCTTGAGGTAATGGAATGGGCCTTTTATGATAGATTAGGCTCTAAAGTCAATTGTAAAATAGATGTTAAATACTAAGGCAGCCTATAGCTGCCTTTCTTTTATCTGCAATTTTCTTCAAAAACTCCTTTCAAAAGTTCCTAAGTTGTGGGATAATCGCCTCATCAAATCAAAGAGAGGATTATGGAATGTTGAATGTAAAGATCGATGACGATACCAATTTGGTTGTGTACTCTGAGTGGGATTCTGGGAGTCATAAATGCTTCAAGGCTCTTATTCATCAAAAGGGTGAATATTGTGGTGAAACTTTAAATCAACACCTAACAAAAGAACAAATCCAAGAAATTGAGTTGACAATTCTGGGCAAGTTGTTTAGTACGGTAAAAGGTTAAGTAGGGGAACAAGTAAATGAATCTTAAATGCGTTTCACATAAAGAATTTGGTTATCCTGTTGTCAAGGTTAAACTTGATTCTACAGGACAATGTATTCTCTGTTTTATTAGTGAAGTCGAGGTGATTGAATAATGAAATCTAAATTAGAAGGTTGCGATTGCTGTTATTGCAGGCCAATTACATTAAAGGATATGAGGTTTGTTGTTTGTCCAGAATGCTATAACAAACGTTGTCCAAAGGCGCAATATCATGGATTCAAATGTACAAATAGTAATGAAGTTAATCAAAAAGGAGAGTTGAAATGATGGATCCTATCCTTGAGGCACGTATGTGGTGGGCATATCTGATTGTATTTTGTGGTGTTCTTCTCCCATTTATATGTTTGATGTACATCTATATTTACAACCCAAAATATGTTAAATACTATCATTTAATTGGATTAGTTTGTGTTGTAGTGCTCACCGTTATTTTTGGTAGAGACATCATCCCAGAAAAGTATGATATTGAAACTATCAAGGTGTATCAGTGTGAGTATGTTGAAAAGATAGTTCCAAAATACACTATAAAATAAATTGACAGAAATACAAATGATAGATCTCGAATGGAGAGATTAAATGAAAATAGAATTATTGAGTATCTTGTAAACAAAGGTATTGATATCACTATAAGTAAGGAATTGAAATGAACGGACGAAAACTTTATCGAGAGTATATAAAATCTAAAGGTCATGATTGTAAAGAGTTTATTGAACTTAAAGATGATCCTTACTATGGTGTTCAAGAAGTTAAATACAAAGATTCAGAAGGTACACTGAAAACAACTACTATTGATCCAGTAAAAATGATACATTGGATTATTAAAAGTTTTGATGGTGGTGTTTGGGAACATTATAGGGGAGAGGAATAAGATGCCAGTAACGATTACATTTCATAAAGTAAGTGAAAAGAAGCCAGAGCATGGTCAGTCTATTATTTGGTTGCAGAATACAACTAGTTTTGGCTATCAAGGTTTTAATCCACGAGAAGTAGACGTTGAATATCAGTGGACTGAGTATTTCTTGGCTGACAATAATAATAATAAGGTTGCGACTGGTAATGCAATCTGCTATGATCATGGAGATGAAACACCAGAACCTGAAAATGGTGTATTTTATGAAATCAGCATTCTAGCTGGTGAGTGGGAACTAGAGCCAAATGACCTTTGGATTGATGTGGAAGAATATTGGAAATGTTTTGATAAAAACAACGATGATTGACAAAATTAAGAACTAAAGACAATTTTGAGATCCTGAACGGAAATTCAAATTTAAGATTGATAATCAGTTAAACCTCACAGGAAGCTCCATATTGAATTCTTGGAGTCAGGGTATGCAAAGGTATTGCCTTCGTCTAGGAATTTGTTATAGAGCGATTCAGATAGGCTAAAATTGATTTATGAATAAGAGTGACAATCTCAGTTAATTTAATTTAGAAAAGGAGAATGAAATCATGTTTTGGGTTATGAAAACAGAGTATGTTAGTTTAACAGATGACGATACCGATGTCATGTTTCTTGATTGTATCTTTGATAATATAGAATCTGCCAGTCAGTATGTTGTAAATAAAAACAAAGAAGATATTGACAATAGTTGGATGTACTGGTATCTTGATGAAATACTATATACACAGAAAGAAAAAGATTTCTTTATCAAACGGAGAGACATGATGAGCAAAGGCAAAGTATACGTTTTTCATACCTTGAATAACGATTGGTGCTGTGGTAAAACAGCTTTCGATCAGGTATGGGCACCAACAAAGGAAGAAGCCATCAAGTTGTACAGGAAGAATACAGGATTTAAAGGAAAGGTTGTTGAAGACTAAATAAAATTTTATCCAACGGAGTTTTTGAAATGAAACAATGTAAATGCGGAAGTTATGCAATAAATCACA